ATTTATTTTCACATATCACACCATAAGGACCTGCTCCTCTCAACAGGATCACAGGTCCCAACTGATTTAAAGTCTCAGCAGACTATTGTTGCTGTATATTACTTGGGGATGTATTACCAACCCAACTTATGTTCACATATAGCCAAATACCAGCGATAGGTACACCGCTCGACTCATTATACGGATAAGGTGTAAAGGTCTGAGCGACGTACAAAGCGTTGCTATTGACAAAAGCTTCGGAGACAGAAGCATATAAGTAACATACTGAGTTGTACACCGCCATGTACAAGGTGTAACCATCAGTCAAAGTCACATTTTGATTTTGACTTTGGTCACGCTCCCGGATCAACACAGAATTATTCGGCATTGTACCAGCGGAAATAGTCCAACTGCCAGAATTAGTGTTGCTCCAATCTACAGCAATTTTGAATATATCACCGTCTCTAAACCAGCTATTGCTAGTAAACGGCGTAATTGGCTGGTTCCCAGGGCCGCGACTTCCCGCGATTGCACTAAATACAGTCGCATTAGATGTCACGCCCGCTGAGGTCATTACCAATTGCGCCGGGTTATACAGCATGCTGGGATTCGGCAATACACCCGACCTAGGGTTTATTGACATCTCTTGAAAAGTGATGTCATAATCAACGATCACATAACCAGGCGAGTCAATAGAAGATGTCTTCGAATACAAAAACACCTCCCCTGACGCTTGATAATCAATATCTAAATTCGAACCAGCTGTCAGCGTCTTTAATCCTCCCTTAGGCCTCAAGGCGCAGGTGTGGTTGGTCCACTGCGGACCAATGACTGTCTGCGGCTTGGACATAGCGTAAGGCAGAAACTGACTGCTGGTCCAATTAGGTAATGGGTCACTACGATTGCTATTCACTTGAAACAAGACATCACCTGTGCTACTAGTAGCGCTAGATGTAATGTAATGAAAAGCCATAGCGTTTATCTTAAACTTGTTGTACATTTGAGCGAAATTTCTAAGAACGCTCGAAGCCAAACAAGCCGGCGTCAATGGGAGCCCACCCACCAGACACCAATTGGAAATAGTGCCACTGTTGTAGGCTGTGAAAGCAAAATCACGTCCTACGACTCGCACTATATCCTGGCCTGACTGGACAACTACTGGTTTACTACCTCTCAAGGAATTCCCAATCGCCACAGGCGCCGTTGATATGCTAGCCACAGGACCCATAGTTCCTCGCGGCTGCGCTCTCTTGGCGGCTGCAGCTTTCGGCCTAGCGGTACCACCAGCCTGTTGTTGCTTTTGTTTCTTTGTAACATTCTTCTTCTTCGCCATCTCTTTCTCAATTCTTATTTCGCCGACCATCCACCACCCTAGTAGCGGGGTACCAGTCTTTTACGGCGTTTTCTCTTTTTAAATTTACGTCCCGGCACCTGCACTTCCACAGCCTGCTGGTTGGAATCAAGTTTCATTATGTTGCTGACTACGCGAGGCTTCTCCTCAGAAGGCAAGCGCTTCATTTGCGGCAACATATCTACCTCTTGATACCTCCTATTAGTAGACTGCAAGTGCGGTAATGGATCTGTTTTATAATATGCAAGAACTTCCTTTTTGTATTTTTCTCCGTTAATCAACTGGTCATGTAAAATATACATATTTTCTACAGCACCTACAATAACACCAAACAGCCCATAAGACGCAACCGAAGTAACTAAATTCGAAGCAGATTGAGCGGTGTGATTCCCATAAACTACTAACTCCTTAGCTAGCCAAGGAAACATACCAATCAATTTATCCGCTTCGGATTTATAAATTAAGTCAGCTGCCGTCCTATGACCCAGATCCTCCCATTTGGCGTACGCAGAATCATGTAGGCGAGACAAAACATCAAGATCATCCAAAGGGACACTACTACCAAAGGCGATACTGGATTGAAATTTTCCATCACTTACGTATGGCCCCGTATAGTTAGTTCCCAATATTTGCTCAGTCATTATTTCGCCTCCTCCTCCATGGTGCTACGCCCTTAA